CAAACGCCTGTTAAGTCTGTCGGCTTTGCCGTCCTTTAATGCGGCAGAATCAACATGAATCGCACGCTCTCCGCTTTCAAATTCCCAGTCAAGCCGTCCGAACTGCATATCGGCTTTCTGAATGATTTCAAGTCCGCTGTCAAAAATTGACATACCGCATGATGAGCCGTCAACCGTGTTTTTAATCGGCACTCTGAAATAACCGAACGCAGGTCTTTTCATATCGGGGTATGTGACCGCAGGCGGTAAGTCTGCCCACTCGTCAATGACAGCGAGAGGAATTTCAGTACCGAGAACCTCGGATGATGACGAACGGTAAGCCGTGTTAGTAACAGTCAAGCCCTTGTCCTTATCAAGGCTGTGATATTCAAGCCTTGTGTAGTAGTTGTCACCGATTTTCTTAAATTCGGGGAAGATGACCTTTACAAGCCTGTGCTTTGCGTCAAACTCAATCGGCACAAAAGCATTTGCCGAGATATATTGCACCCTGTCACCGCCCAAAGGCTTGATGACCATTGCACCCGTTGCAAGACCTGACTGTAACTCCGAATTAAGCTCCTCGGTTGCAGTTTCAAACAATTTTGACAGCGTTTCATTTGAGATGTTCACCGTCATTTCGTTAAGCGTAATGTTAGCAAACTCCCTTGTGATTGACTGCTCAAGCCTCAAACTGATGACATTTTCATCAAGCCACGGAGCTTTGCCGACATAGCAGTTTTGCCATACGCCGATAGCCTTTTGCATTTCTGCTGTAATCGCAAGCCGTAAATTAAGCGCCTGCCGAATATTTTCAAGCGGAAACATTCGCCTCCACACTCCTTTCAAAAAATCTATAAGTCCCATTATTCACCTCTGCGTTTCCATACTCTGTTCATTGCATATCTGACAGCGTCAATATGGTGGTTGTCCTTATCGGGATAACCGCTGATAACATTGCCGTCCTTGTCACGCTCGTATTCATAGTCGAGAAACTCCTGTGCAGTATGCGGACAGCGTGTGTTATCAATCACAATCTCCCGTAAAGACTGCAACCACTTCATCGAGTAAACAACCGAACCGGGTCCTTTTTCTGCCGAACGAGCCATTAAACCGTCAGCCCTGTAATCGCCGACTGACTTCTGTTCTGCACTGTCGCAAGTGATTAAATCATTGCTTGTAACTCCGTGCTTAGTTCTGAGCAATTCGGCTGTTTCTTTGTTGCTTGTCTTGTTGCAATGTTCCTCGTCAAAAATAATGAGCTTGTGTTGACTTGGAATGTAAGTCATACAATCATAGGCAAACGGATCAGGATACCAACCCCAGTCAACTCCTCTGTAAAATCTGTCAAAGGTCTGAATTTCGTCATCTGTGACCTCACGAATAACAACATTATCAAATACATTGCCGCCTGTGCCGTTAGCAATGCCCATATACTCATTTTCATAGGCGGTAGGGTTTGTTTCTTTCAGGAACTCTGCGTCATCTATAAACGGCTTTCCGAGCCATTTTGACGGTACTGTAAGGTATGTACTCTCAATAACGAGCCTGTCTTGACGGGGAATTTTAACATACTTGTTCGCCCAGTTCTGTGCAGATTTCGGAGGGTTGAACGATTTAAATTTAAAAGCCGTGTCACCGCCACGAATCACCGACTGTTCAATCTTTCTGACAGCTTCCTCACCCGTGAACTGATCAAGTTCTTCAAACCACACAACGCCGATATAGCC